GTACAATGAAATCGACAAACTCGAATTACACGAAGTCACAATTTGTGAGAAGGGTATCAACCCGGAAGCCAAATTTGACATTTTAAAACAGGAAAAAGGTGAAAAAATGACTGAAAAGTTAGAAAAAGCCCTTGAGGAACTGAACACCCTGATGAAAGAGGTTGATGCCCTTTCAAAAGAGGAAATGGACGAGAAGGCCATGATGGATGCAAAAGCAATGGACGAGAAGGCCATGTACGACAAAGCAATGGGTGAAGAGGAAACCGACAAGGAAGAAATGACAGAGAAAGAAGAGATGGAAGAAATGGACATGGCAGCCAAAGCCCTTGATGAAGATTCAACAAGGGACTACGAGGCTGGTGAAGAGGTTGTCAGTGGTGGAAGGCCAACGGCAGCACCTGCACAACTCGGACCAATTTCCAAAGGTCTAGAGAGTGGTGACTTCACTACTCTTGATCTATCCGTCGAGAACGTAGAGAAAGCGTATGAGCAGTTTAAGGCCGAGCAATTGGAGAAACTAGCATACGATTCTCTATCTAAGCAATTCGAGTCTCGATTTGCTAGAGAGATGGAAATGAAGAAATCTCTTGCTGAGAGAGCAGAATACGACGCACATGCTGAAGTATCCGCACTCAAAGAAGAGTTTGCTGAACTACGCAAGTCTCTAACAGAGAGGAA